TACCGCCATGTCGCTAGAGTTTTGCGTGTAACCGGTCTGATCTATGTAGCTCTGAACTAGCGACGAGAAGTCGGGGGAGTTCAGGTAATATCCGCAGCCGATGTTCGCCTCATTCCAGGTCACCGATCCGGTCAGGGTGGTCCTGGATGAGATGTCGTAATTTGTAGACGATGGAGCGGCGGGGGACACGGAGTCCTGCACCTCTATCGTCATGTTCGGGCTGTCGTACGCGTTGGATGTGATGTAGGAGCGCAGGAACGCGCTTGCTACCGTGGCTCCGGTCGGGATCGGGATGTCCCTGAACAGTAGGAGACCGTAGGTGCTTCCGGTGCTGTTGACGTTCAGGCTAGTTGACGTCGTAAACATTGTACCGGATGAGTTCTCTCCGGCGTCGTCTGAGCCGGATGCGACTGACACCGTGGCGCTCCCGTTAGCACCGTCGGTGTAGGATACGATGAGCGATGGCGGACTCCCGGAGTCGTAGGCCCGGAAGCGAAGGTTGTTGGTTCCGCCATTGTCCTCGAATACCACGGCGATAGCGTTGCCGGATGACCACCCGGGTCTATCTACTATCTCCTGCACGACCGACGCGAAGTCTGCTGTGTACCTGTACCCAGCGCCGGTCGCTGATGCGGCGACCCAATTGACGGTTGCGGTTGTTGGCGGTCTGCCGCTTATGCCGAATGAAGCGCCGCCAAACTCGGCGGCGCTATCCGTGTCGTCGCCCCGAATGATGACATCTGGATTATCGTAGTCCGTCCCCGATATGTAAACGCTCAGCACGGCGGAGTGGATCATCGCCCCCTGCGGGATGGTAACGCCGGTGAAGCGAACGCCGCCCGTGTCTCCGTCGCGGGCATCAATGAATGTGATGCTCGCCGCTGCCTGGGACCCGTCTGCGTACTCCGTTCGGTCGTCGAGGCTCCCCGCTACCGCCGTGCTGAAGGTTGTTGCCATCTTAGAGGACCACCTCGAAGTATGCCACCTCGTCGCCGGTGTCGGAGTCCAAGACTCTCATGATGATCGAGTCCCCCTCCTCGAAGGTACCGGTCAGAACAAACTCGTGGACGAATCCGCCCACAGGTGGGTCCACAGGTGGGTCCACAGGTGGGTCCACGGGCGGGTCAACGGGTGGGTCCACAGGTGGGTCCACAGGTGGGTCAACGGGTGGGTCCACAGGTGGGTCCACGGGTGGGTCGAACTCCACCGGCTCAAATGCCCCGCGAGACGCCGGGATCGGGCGCTCCTGGTCAAGGATGTCGCGACCGATTGCCGGTGGCGTTATCCCCCGGGCGAGGCCAGCAGCAATGGCGGTGCCAACAAGCGGCGATTCGTCGTCGATAACGAACCGCGCCGGGTCAAGCCACAAAACCGGCGCTTCTTCCATTGTTCGGTCGTACCCCGCTTCCGGGAGATCGTCTGGACCAATAGTGAATCTATCGACAGAGATGTCGCCGCTGCTCCGGCACTCGGAGCGGGGCGGGAGCCCCCAGGCGTTGTTGCGAATGGTGTAGTTCGGCTCGTTACATCTACCGGTCTCGAAGGAACCGGCGTCGTCGGAGAGGGAGAAGTCGTTGTTCTCGATGAGCCCCGTGCCGTTGTTATTGGGGGCGTTGCTGATGTCAAGTGCGCGAATCGTCTCCCTGGTTGATACGAACGTGCAGTTCCCAACGTACAGACCGGTGGCACCGTTTCTGTAGGACTTGTCGTTGCCGGGGATGCTCAGTAGATCGCCGGAACCAACGACAAGACAGTTGGTGATGGTTACGTCTTTCGCCCCGTCGTGCATGATGTCCTTTTCCTGCCAAAACTCATTCCCAACCCTGATGGCTGACGGCAAACGCCGGACCCCGAACCGATTGAGGGCCTCCCCGTTTGCGCTTCTGAAGTCATCCAGGTACGGCGAATGCCACACGAAGCACCTGTCAAAATGGGCTTCGTTGCCGCCCTGCACATACAAGGCGACGTGGTTTGTGTTGTGAATCTGGCAGCTAATCGCCTTCATCCCAACCGATCCCGGCGATGCCAGCAGCCCCTCGCCGCCCGTGTAGGCCACCAAGACTCGCCGGAACGTGGTTCTCTTCCCCTTCGTGCTCACCCCAGCCGGTGTTACTGGAGTCGGGTGGTGCATACACATCCCGCAGCGCAGGAAGGCGCAGTCCTCGATGAGAACGTCATCTGCGGCGCACCGGAACGCCCCCTCGTATGCAAAGTCGCCCTTGAGATTGCGAACAACGATATTCCGGTATGGCGGAGCGCCATCCGGGGCCAGTCCACCGATCCCGAGCAGTCTGGCGGGGGAGTTGCGGATTACGAACCCGTAATCCTGACCGTCGTGCCAAAGCCCGTCAACCAGGACGTTGTTAGCGTTGATCGTTACGGCAGTGTGGTACTGAGCCCGCCACTGATACCACGGATCGTCGGGAGTCGAGTCCAGGTGCGGGCGCACGATTCTGTCTCGACCATTCTTGAACGCTAGGCGAGGGGAGTACAAGTTGTCGATGATGACACTCCCCCCGCTCGCCACCCAGGTCGTGTTGTCGGTCTTGATGTCCAGTGGCTCCTTGTACACCCCGGCGCTGATGATGACTATATCGCCATCCCGAACGCCCTGGGTGGCCTGAGCCAGGGTTCTCCAGGGGGAGTTGACGCTCCCGTCCCCGCCCGGTGGCGCGTTGCCGTCCACATATCTGTTTGCCATTATTTGGGCTCCTCGACGCCAAGCGTCTCCTGCTCAGCCAATATCGACTCCAGCAGGGAGATGGCTCCGTTCAGGGCCGCCACCTGCAAGTTCGCCTCTTTCACGAATCTCTCCAGGTCGGCCCTCGCCTGGGCCAGTTTCTCTTCCAAGTACTCAATACTCAATTCCATGTTGCTCTCCTGCTACTTTGCGATTGCACACAGTTCTCCTTCGATAACACCCTCGCCGGAATGCGAGTAGCCGTAGGCGCACCCGAGGCTGTTGCATGATACCACTCCCCGGACCCAGACGCCGCACATCTGCCCCTGATTTATCTGCATCAAAAAGTTTGGCGCAGCCCGGCACTCGCCCGATGTCCCCCAGCCAATCCCGTCGAACTGCCCGATGCCGTCTATGCGAGCCACGTGATTCTCGTTGATCACGATGAAGCACGGGGTGGGCCCCGGCTCGGGACTGATGCGCTGCCTCACGTTCGAGGCAAACGGGATGTACACACTATACACCGCCAGAATCAAGACCAGTAACCTCGTCATCTAAATCTCCTTGCCCAATGGCGCTTCTCAAATTCAAGACTTCGGACCGCAGACTCGCGATCTCCCTTGTCATTTTATCATGAAGCTGCCACACACTGCCAGCAAGAAGGCGATTCATTCTCGCGCCGTTAACAAATGCACTGTCGCCGTCGAACGTCACGATGCCAGCCGCCTCGAGATCGTCTCGATTGTAGCCTAGCCAGCTTTCCCAGGTGGCGTCCAGCCTGTCGCTGAGGGCCATGTCAGCGGTGCGGAGAAGGGCGATGTCGTCATAGTCGTCGTAGGATGAGCCCGTGCCGTCGTAATGGAAGTTCCCGTTCCCCTTGATTATGAATACGGTCGAGCCGGAGTTACGCACCGCCAGGATGTTGGCTGTACTGCCAACCGATGTTGAGGTTGTACTGGTCTGCTTTGCCGCCTCGATCATGGTAACGGCACGGGAAGATGTCGCAGTCGTCGTCACCTCGTTGATCACGAACCCGCGCAGGTTCACGCCGATATTGTCGTCTGACCAACCGGCGACCTCCAGACCGCCGTTGTCGTCTATTATCTTCTTGAATGACCCGAACGTGCTTTGGGACGGGGCGATGGCTGTCATGCCGTGCGAGACGTCAGACGAGCGCATGTCCATAATGTGCCAATCCGTGTCGCCCTGCGCCAAGATGCAGCGGGTGGTATCGACGACCATCGCCGGTGCCCCAACGGAGTCGTATCCAGACCATAAGTACAGCGCCGATCTTTCTCCGCTGTGCTGGGAAGCGGTGATGGTGATGAACGAGTCGTAGCCGCTGTCGGCGTCGGCCTTGATCTGAATCGAGGAATTCTTCCCGATACCGGGTGCCTGCGTTTTAAGGTAGAGGTAGTCGGTGCTGCTATTGTCGTAGGCGATCAGGTAGGCCATTCGCCGCCCCGTCGATGTGACCCAGTTGATGGACGAGTTGTACGACTCCGAGCCGCCTTCTCTGATAGTCATACCAACCGAGTCTATGGTGATGTAGCCGCCGCCAGCCTTCAGTTTGCCCGAGGTGTCGAACTCCACCTGGGTTGTCCCCGAATTGTACGTTGCCATTCTCCCCATCGTGCCGTCCCGCCAAATCTTCAGACCGGTTCCGGGTGACGCAAATGTTCCGTTGCCCTGATAGATTCCGCCGCCGCTACCCAGGGTCACCACGCCCTCGAACGATGCCCCGCCGCTGCTATTCAGGGAGATGACAGGCGAGTTGCTGCTATTCCTGATGCTGAGGTCGGTGCCGGACCAATACATACTTGGTCCGCTTGACGGGCCCACCCGTAGCGTACCGGTGCTAGACAGAAACTCGAGTGTGGTAGTCGTCCCGCTTCCCGTATCCGTTCCGAATTTCACGTTGCCCGCGCTGCTCATCGAGACCGTAGGATCGGCTCCGTCGTACAGGGTCAGACTGACGTTTTGAAGCGTCACTCCCGCGCTACTGGCTTCGATGTACTTCCGGGACTCGCTGGCGTCGCTTAGGTTGTCGCCCGCCGCGATACCCCAGACCGCCGTTGACTTCCCCAAGATACCATTCAGGTTGCCCACCCGCACGCGCTCTATCGGAGTGGCGGGGGCGCTCTGCCAGTTCGCAGTGGTCCGGGTCGAGTCGATTGTAAAAATACTGATGTACGGCGCGTATGTCAGGTCAGAGGTAATCAGCATACCCCCGGTGAAGCCCGATCCCTTGCCTTTCTCGGCCCACTTGACGATTGCGGTACCCGTTGGAAGGACATAGCCAGCTTCGCCGCCGTACAGCCAGCGGCATGTCGTTGGGTAGTACCCCGGCTCGTTCTCCGACAGGTCGCGCCCCTCTATCCCGAACACGGAGACGACCTCGAGGTACACATCGCGCCCATCCATGACCGTGCCGCCGAGGTTAACCCGAATCCACTTCAGACGAAGAACGTCCCCCACTGCGAAGTAGCTAAGACCGGGATCGGTATGCTGCGCCTGGATGTTAGCGATAAACGTGCTACCCACGGCACCGGGCATGGTGTTGTTTGCGATGCCGTCAACGACCTTGGATGCCGTCATGACCGCCAGGGTACCACCGGTGGCGTGCATCTCGTCAGCGACGAAGATGGATGCGTGGAACTCCCCCCGCGCAACGATGTCGTTAAATTCCGCGTTGCCGGTCGCGCCCTCGATGCGCCATCCGGTCAGACCCGAGACAAAGGCTGGGGTGCCACTCTCGAGGTTCCCGCCCCCGGTCAGGCGTACCAGCGGGCTCCCGGAGCTATCCTCGACCCGCCAAACGTCAGCCGTCTGACCACTTTTCTGCTTCAGGTACAGTGTGTAGTCATCGTTGGCCTTACTTATGGCCTTGAGGGTAGCCGACGTATCGACGCTCGCCCCAACAGCCAGCCTGCCCAGCGTCAAGCCACCCTCCGCGTCCCCCTTGAGGAGCGTGCCGACCGTACTGTTCCCGTCACTCGTTGACGTGATGGCGTGGGTATGCGTACTACCGGCGACGGTGTTTGCCGATGCAGCGCTGTTCGTACCCGGAGACCCGAGACCCAGGCCACCGCTATCAAGACTCATGCCACTATCCGACCTGAGCGAAATCTTGAGCCCGGCGCTGGTGATCAGCCCGGAGTTGAGCCCCGGGGTGACGTACACCGCTTGCCCGCTTACGCCCATCGAGGTGTCGTAGGCGGTAACGGGGCTGTGGTGGGCGCTCGGGTTGGATGCGTGGGCACTCAGGTCAACGCCGTCGAACGTGACGCCACTGCTGGCGCTGACGTTGCCGGTGAATTGCCCACCGGTTCTCGGCATATAGGCGGAGTGGGTGTGGTCATCGGAACTGATATACCCGAAGAACGAGAAATCGACAGGGGACGAGGTGACCGACACGCCTCGCCGCGTGGCGAGATCGTAGTTGTTGAACCGCCTCGCCATTGAAGCGCCATCATCCTCTGGGCCGGACAGGTCGTTGACTAGGTTGAGGCTTACCCTAAGCTCCTTGTCGCTGCTCCAGGTCATCTCGACCCGCTTGATGTACAGGGGGTCGGTGCCGGAGTCCCACGTCTCCTGCCAGGAGTCGTGCGGATACGAGGTGTAGGCGAGGTGGACCTTCTGACCGGCGTATGGCGGCTTGGAGCAGTTCCATAGGACGTCGGTGACGTCTATTTCCCGGTACTCCCGCGCATTGTCTCTAAGCCACGTCGCGGCTTCCAGCGCAAGCATGTCGGCGGCTGACAGGATAACGGCTGGCGATGCGGACTCCGTTGTGACATCCGGGAAGCCGATCTGGACACCGCGAATTCCGCTTGCGCTCTCCTCTGCTACATCGGCAATGTATGGCGGTTCGTACGAGGCGAGGTACTCGCCCGTCCTGACTATCTGGTAGCCCATGCCATTGATGGTGGCTTCCATCGCGGCACTAACACTGTACAGCGACACGTACCCGGAGCCAGCGGTAGGGTAGATTCTCGTGTACTGCTTCTTGCGTCGCTTGCTGGTCACCTGCCCTTCGACGATAGCCGAGTTCTCTGTAATCGTGGTCGAGTAGTACGTGGCCTCGGAGACGGTCCTGGGGACAACGATGTTGACGATCCCCCCATTGCCGCTGTTTTCCCCGGATGGGGTAATCCACTTTATGCGACGGATCGGCTTGCCGTTGGCGTAGTCAACATCCATCCGCCAGTGCTCGCCGGTCAGGTCAACGATTTGCTGGAGGACATCGAGGAAGGACATTCCATCCGGTGGGTGACGGGTCGGTATAACGGTGCCGGTCGCCCCGGCTATCTGCCACTCGGTCGGCATGTGACCGTCCAGTTGCGACAGGTTGCTGTTGGTCGGGGTTTCGTAGTTGCTGATGGTGACGGCTTTCCCCGCGTCGGCTGGCTTGTCCATTCCGTCGCGAAGGTATATCTTCATCACCCCGTCCACCTCGCCCATCTCCTCTATGATGTTGGCGTGCACGGTGGCGTCGTTCATCGTAATGAATACGCGAGCCCCAACGTACGCGCCGTTGTTGCTTGTCAGGGTGATGCGCCGATTGTATCGGTGAACGTCATTGCCAGAGGCTGCCGCTGCGGGAAGCGCGTCCCTGATAGTGATGTCCGTGCCCTCTATGGAATCGACTATCGTGGGGTGCCACCCACCACCGTCAAGCTCGACGAGAATGTAGTCACTCTCCTTCCACGGCTGCGGGGTGGTGACCGAGTTCAGGGACAGCACCGTGTCATTCTGTAGCGCGGCAGACGATAGGGTGTTTACGGAGTCGTCGTGCGCGTCGAGGGCCAGGGTCGTGTTGTACTGGACCTCGGTGCCGATGGGGTACCACAGGTGCTTGTCAGCAAGCTCCCTGGCGAGGCTCTCGCCGGTCAGGACAACCATGTCCGGCCCATCGGGTTGGTTCATGATCTGGATGTCGGTTATCTCGAATCCCTCACCGGCGTAAACAACGTTGCCGTACCATTCGTCAACGTAGTTGACCAGCATGACGTTGCCCAGAACCTCTAGGTCGCCGAATGTGCTGGTGACCGGGAACTCAACGGTGAGCCTCGACAGGCCATCGACCACCTGGACGTAGGACATGTCGGTGATAGGGCGCGTGTAACCGCCCAGGCTGTCCTGGAGCGCCGTATTCAGGTTATCGTTGGCGAAGAAGTAAACGGCTAGTCCGACGAATCGCGCCATGATTTAGCTCCAGAGGTTGAGGCGGTCGAACACCAGTTCAAATTGAACGGCGTGAGACCTGCCGACGCTCGCCCCGATCTTGTCGATCATGCTGATCGGTCTCGCCGCGATGCAGACAGCAGAGCAGGTGTGGGTGGCGATCCCGGATGCGGTGTACTCGATTCCGTGCAACACGCCGCTTCTGCCCTCCATGCGCGTAGCCGTCTCGACATAATCGTTGGCGGCGGCTTGGTTTCCCGCCTTGAACAACAGGATGGCCCGGGTTTCGCCGGGCGTAATGATCGCCTGATAGGTCCCGTTGGCATTGTACTTCGCCCCGGAGTAGGTTGTGATCGTCCCGCTCCTCACGATGTCGCCCGAGTCCTGGTAGAAGATCATGTTCTGAATGGTGAATGTGGACACGCCGCCAGCGGTGTTGGCGACGAACTGCCTTAGCTCGTAGTTCATCCTATCCTCATCCCGTTTTCCCGTAGCACCCGGGTCAGGGTACGAATCGGGTCATCCGTCTTTACCACGACGGGCTGCTGCTGGCTTCCACCCTGCTGCCCGTAGGTGTTAAATTGAATCGTAATGACATTCGACGTGTTGTTATACGACGATCCACCGGCGCGGTTCAGCCTGTCGAGGAAGTCTGTTCCCAGGCGGTTCACCGCACTTCGCTGGATGACGTACTCACCGGCTTGCAGAACAGCAGGAATGTCGCCACCCCGGTTGCCCGTTATGAACCCGCCAGAGTGGAACCACGGGATCGAGTCCGGCACAGGGGACGGCGCTCCGCCACCGCTGTTCTGGGACTTCCATGCCTGATATTGCGAATCGTCAACAGCAATGCTGATGGTAGCGCTGATCTCGTCGCTCCTGACCTCGCCGGTGAACGCCTCGTACTCTTCGCGAGCCGGGCTCATATCCGCGCCAATCTTCACCCTGGTTCCATCGGACACCGGGGCGGATATGATCCCCTTCAGTTGACCGATGACGTTCTGGGCTGGCGTGATGTCGGCACCTACGGGCAGCAGTTCGGTACTGCCATCCGGCAGGTTCAGCCCTTTGCTGATGCTTTCCTGGAGCGCGTTGGTCTTGACGGCGACCTCGACCTCGATCTCCATTTGGGCCACGGTTTTACCGCTCTCTAGCTCAGCGATAACCCCGTCGATGGCACTCTTGGCGGCGGCGGGGTCGATGAGGCCATCGGCAAGCTGCTGCCCCACAAGGGCAATAGCCGTCTGAAGCAAGCCAACAGCCCGAGCAGCTTCGGCAGCGGCGGGCTCTATGAGGCCAAACGCTTCCGCCGTGCCGATTATTTGGTCCGCAGACCCACCCGCAGCCTCGAGCGCCTCGATGACACCCCGGAAGGCGTTGCTGTCGTCGATGTCTATGTACCGAGTTATAGCCCTCGTGCTCGTCTCGATTTTGCCCTCGACACCATCGATGAGGGCCTTGTAGTGCTCCATCTCGCCGCGTGCGTCAGCCAGCTTCTCGGATAGCTTCTCCTGCTCCTGACCGAACGTACCGATCCCGTTCTCGAGGTCCCAAACCGCGTCGGCGGCGCTCTCGTACTCATCCTTCCAGGCGGCTAGGGCCTTCTTCTGGTCATCCGTCGCGTTTGTCGTTGTAACGAAGGCTTGACCGAGATTCTTAACACTGCCGACGATTAGATCGGACTCCCCATCGTCGAAGATGTCGTTGAACGCGCCCCGCCTCAACTCGTCTTGGGCAGCGAAGAACGCCTCGACTATCTCCTGCTGCTCCTTAACCGCCTCTGCGATTTTCTCGTTCGCCGCCTGGAGCGCCTTGGCCTTCATGGACGCCATCGCGTAGGTGCCCTGCAACTCCCGGGCCTGCTGTGCCTGAAGAGCCGCGAACGCCGCACGCCTCTCGTCCAGCAACTGCTCGTCTGACGGACCGGAGTCGATGCCCCGGGGCCTCTCGGCTGCCCGCCTCTGCCTGGGGTTCGTGGTGTAATCGTCGAGGTTGACGCGCCGGACAGCAGCGAGTTGGCGGGCGGCATTCTCGTATCGAAGGGCAATGGTCTCCATGTCGATGACGATGCGCTGCAACTCGCCGTTGATTTCTACTTCTATCAGGTCCTGACCGAAGCCCAGGGCGTTGCGGCTGTAGTTACCACCGATGCCCCGCTCGACCAACTCCGCCGCTCTAGCCTGGGCCTCCACTATGTCCTTCGATCCGGCGACATAAGTAGCAACGACGTCCTCGATCCCTCTCGAAATCTCCTTGCGCTGGGAGAACTGAGTCGGCGAGGTCTGGTCGAATAGAGTGGCGAGGCTTACTATCGCCTTTTCCGGTGACTGACCGGACAGCGAGGCGATGGTATCGCGGACCATTCCCAGCGCTTCAGCGGCTTCTGCGGCGTTTATGGCGAAGCTCTGGAAGTTCGTGGATAACTGCTCGATGAACCCTTCCATGCCGACAGCCACGATTTCCTTCCAGTGGCTCGTCAGGTTCTCGGCGCTGGCTGAAAGCTGGTCGTACGGGTCAACGAGTGACGACGTTTTCCCGGCAACTTGGTCCATTAGCTGACCGCCAACGCGGAGCGTTTCGTTCAGCAGGGCAATCTGGCGCTCTTCGGCGGTCAGCGCGTCAACGGACTTCCCTAACTGGCTGGCGTAGGTGTCGTTCGCCTGACCAACCTTAACGACGAGACCCAGGTTGTCGAGAAGTCTAATCTCAGAGCGCTTAATACCTCTGGCTAACGAGTCAAAGAAGAAGGCGGTGTCACCCAAGGTCGGGTTCAGGGCGTTGGCTGCCTTGGCAACCTCGAGAAGGGCCGGGGCCTGTTGCGCCAGCTTGCGACCGAAGTCCTCGCTCGTTCCGGCGACCAGGGTCATGAAGGACTGCATCAACTGGAGATCGCTGATGGTGTTCAGCGATGCGACACGCATCTTGTCCAGCAGGCCAGGAACGCCGAGAAGGTTATCAGTCAGGAATTCAAATGAGTTGCCAAGCTGGGTGATACCAGCACCAGCCTTCGCCAACTCGTATGTTTTCTCGAGCGCAGCCTGGATACCCTTGAGGCTAATGGCGACGGCGGTGGCGAAGAAAATAACCCGGCGATAGGTTGACATCATCTCGCCCAGGGTCATCGACTGCTGGTGCGCCGCCTCCTCGACGCCGTTCAATTCCGCTCGGATGGACCCCATCGCGGGTTCCAGTTGACCGAGGGCCCCAGAGAGCTCCTGGTAGCGAGCCGTGGCGTTGCCCATCGTCATGGAGCCGCTGTTGACAGCCTCGCCCAGCCCGCGCATCTCGTTCTTGATGGCCTTGACCTGGGCCTCCAGGCGCTGATACTCGACTATTGCCCGTGACGCACCACCGGTGGAGAACTTGGCGAACGGGTCGTCCTTGAAGGCTTCCGCGTAGGTCTTGCTGATGGAACTGGCGGCTTTCTCCACCTTCCGCAGGTCCGCTTCCATCTTGTTGACGGCATTCGTGCCGGTCCAGTCGGCCTCAAATGAGACCTTGATTGTGTCAATTGTTGGCATCTTGCACCGCCTTCTTGCGCCTCATCATGGTTACCTTGCCGTACATAGCGGCTAGTTCCGGGTGACTAGCCATCCACTCCCCCTTCTCCTTCGCTGGCGCGTTGGAATAGCCCTCCATAGCAGCCTGGATGGTAGCCGCAAGGCGGATACGGGTGAAGTGATAGGCGGGCCATTCGAGCCAACCCTGGGGCCAGGGCCAGCCATACGAATTGGAGCGCCAGAGCCAAGCTAGATGTTGCGGGGCGACCGCACCGTCAACGCGCTCTACGGCGTCGGCGGTGCGGAGATAAAATCCTCATCGGGACTGGAGATTTCCATGTAGAACGAATCAACCAGTCTCGCAACCTCTGATAGGTTGCCGGGTTTCATCCCCTTCAGACTTTCTTGCTTGAAGCCCTTCGGAAGCTCCTCGAACCAACCGGCTGCCACGGCACCCTCGACGATAACTCGCCGGTAGGTGCTGGCGTGAAGATCGGAGATGGGCTTGCCGCCCGTCGCGTCCTGGACGGCTACATTCCATGCCTCGAGTTGCTCTTGGGTAACATTCGTTGCGGGCTTTAGCTTGAAATCAGATAGCTTCATCTTTGCTTGTCTCCAGCGCTGCAATTGTTAGCTGATAGTCAGAGCGCCGTCAATCACCATCTCGATGGTCGCGGCGACGAACGTTTCGACCGGGAACGAGACGTTCCGAGACCGAACCTGACCGGTGCCGCTGAAGGCGGGGCCAAACGTTCCGGTTCGATCCGAATCAAACGTGAATGAGGCGGTGTTTCCGGGCGTCAGCGCCGTCAGAAACGTCGCGGGGACCGGCGTGGCGTTGTCCAGCAGGAAGTTCAGCGTGAACGAAGCGTTGGGGACGCCGACGATCTGGGCCTTGTAGGTCTGCCCAGAGATAGCCTGCTCGACAACATCTGCGTCAGAACTGAACTCGACTTCCGTCAACCCGTCTAGCCCCCAGGTCCCGAACGTGGCGAGCATTTGCTTGCCGTTAAATTTGCTCATCGTATACCTCGTATCGTTGACAGCAGTGAGAGGGCTTTCTCAACCATCTCGCCGTCCATATCAGTAGTAAGAGAGTGCGATACTAGCTCCGCAAGATCATCAGCGCCCAACCCGGCACCGGATTGCGGCTTCTGCTTCCGCCAGTGATCAAACTCATCGTACCCGTATACAACAGAACCGAGGTGCCCGACCTGCGCCCGCGTATCTACGGCTACAGTGAAGCCGAGAGAACCAGCCCTTCGGCAAAAGAACACGTCCTCGCCAATGCCACCCTCGCCCCATTGAACGTAGTGGGTGTGACGCGGACCGTTTTCCGTGGTCATCTTCTCGATAACAGACCGACGAATCAGCGTGAACGCGAATCCGGTTGCGTCCACATTCATCGTCTTGTCGCCGGTTATCTCATCAACCACTAATGAATAGTATACCCCATCGGCGGCGTCTGGCAACGGCGGCTGCTCTGACTCTCGCATGACTATGGCCCTTGGCGGCACCTGCCGCTGGGTAGCCAGGGCGCTGACGACTCCGTGACGCCAGTTATCCGGTTGCGAGCGCAGTCTTTCCAGCAAGCCGTCATCAAAGGTCATATCGTCGTCTATCAGGAGCAGGGTGTCGGCTTCCGTGGCAAGGAACTCCCGCATCAGATTGTTGGCGGCGATGTGGGACGGGGACCGGTACTGCGGTTGCAGGAGCACGTCGCCGTCTCTGAGCCCATTGCGGATCAGCAGGGCGTAGCAGCCAACAAATGACGGCTGCGGATTCGAGCAGCGCAGACCGATGGCGACCGTTCCGAAGTCATCCGGCGCGACCTTTTCCGCCAGACCGTGCCGGAAGGTCACCATCTCAGGGTGAATGACCTCGATGGCCTGCGTGATGGAACTCCGATGGCCCAGCCACTTCGCCAACTCCCCTACGACTTGGCGGGGGGAGTCGATCAGATCGCTGAAGCTGCATGTAGTGTAGGTGGCCCCGGACTCCTCTGCCATCTCTATGCAGCGGGCAAGCCCTTCCATCTCATCGTCCACCCGTTCCTTCGCCGCCGCATTGCTCATGAAGTTCCGCAGGGTGCAGGAGGCGATGGCGTCATCCCGGTCGCGAGTGACGAAGATGATCCTGGCGTCGGGAATCGCCTCGAGGATGAGTCCTAGCCCCTGGGGGTTGGGCCAGATACGAACCCCCCACGGCTTACCCGCAGTAGACCGGCGCAGAGCGTACAGTTCAGCGCCATCGACGCCGTGCCTGACAAGACTGGACAAATCGGTGTCCCGGAAGTGGGCCGAGGTGGAGCGGATGTGAGGTGGGTTCGGGTCGGACATGGCGATCTCCAACCCGTTCACGGCAGCGGCAACCACGGATGCCCCGGAGCTACCGGGGCCGACAACGAATACCGGCTCGCCGATTATCTCCGTGTGCTTTCGCCGGTAGATTAGCTCGCCCCGCAGGTGCCCCGCCTTGATGTCAACGTGCTTCGAGAATGTGGAGTGGGGGCGCTCGTGGCGGAATACGCAACCATCAAACACCCCGATGCCTAAGCCGACAGCAGCGGCACGGGTACAATAGTCGTTATCTTCCCAGCCGTACTGGTTGAACTGCTCGTCCAGGGCACCGACCACCTTGAGGGCCTCGTTCGTTATGGCGACAGCGGTGAACGACACGCTACCCGCCAGCCTGAACAGTGGCCCAGCCCCTGCCTGCTGGTCCGGCACGCCAGCGGTTCCCTTGATTCCGCAGCTAACAATACCGACCCTGGTGCGAACCTTGTCTAGCAGGTTCTCCATGTTTTGCAGGCCGCCATAGGTGACCAGTTCGGTGTCGTCGTTCAGGACCAAGACATCCTCGCCGTCGATGGCGTACTCGATGGCGTCATTTACGGCACCGGCGAAAGTGAACGGTCCGGGCCTGCGCCAGATGCCGCTCGCGCCCGGGTATGCCGCCTCGACGAATTCAACAAGATCGTCATCGTCGGTAACGACATGCACCCTGCGAATATATCCGGGGTCCTTGTCCTGAATCGAATCGAGGCAGGTGGAAACAAGATCGTGCGAGTTCGACGGTATGACGATTTGTAGCATTATGACGAAGATGAAAGCATAGAGACGTTCATGATGCCCCGGTGCATCTCCGCAGTGCCATCCCATACGGTGAACGCCATATCGACAACAGAGTCATATATCAGGGGTGCCGAGGTGTAGTCCGACATGCTGCCGAAGTAGTCAGCAACGGCAGACATCACAGTTTCTATGTCGGCGTAACTCTTAGACAGCACATCTATCTGCCACCGGGTTTGCCACTGACTCGCCACGCCGTTGGACGAGCCAGCAGCGGTGTGGCGGCGGGTGTGGGCACCGTAGACGCGCTTGTAGGCCACAACCGGCGTTGCCGATCCTGGCGGAATGGGGTTGATGTACACGCGCCCGCCGACCAGGGAGCCGACAGCGGCGACTAGCTCTGAATAGAACAGTTCAGTGAGTGCCATTACAATCCGGTCTCATTACGGAAGGCGGCTTCGGCTATGGTCCCGAGTTCCCCCGACACCTTCTCTAGCGATGGGCGAATGAACGGTCTCGCGCCGATACTGTTGCCGAAGAACGACGTCCAATCGCCGAACTCATGGTAAACGGCGTACGGAGCCCGGACCTCGACGTTCGCGCTTCTCTCCGACACCTTGACCGTATAAACCGAATCAACAAGACCACCCCACTGGTCTCGCGGGGGGTTGCCGGGCGTTGACGATGACCTCTCGTACGAGTTCTGCCACCTCTTAACGAACTTGGGGTGACCCTCGTTCCACGTCTCGCCGCCGCCCGAGGCACCCTGGACGGTGGCGACGATCTCGTCGGCAACCCGAACAGCCATAGCCAGAGACGCAGCGCCCCTTGACCGCTTGGCACCGGTGTCTATCTTTCTGATTCTCTCGTAAATGCGGCGCATCCCGCCACCGCCCCGGTCGCCCTCCGTGGTGACCTTGACGTTAACCCGGAAGTTCGTCATAGCTCAATCCTCTTCAGGTTGACGATTATGCCCGGCAGGACCATCTCCTCAAAGCCCTGAACCTCAAACGAGACCGGCGTGTCGAGCGTCTCTCCCCACTTCTTAATCAGCACGAGGCGATCCTCTGATTCGATCTGCCCCTGGGCGCTCTGGGGGAGGCGGGCGCGGACCAGGACCTCGCTGATCTCCATTGCCACCTCGCTGTCTATCTCGCGAGCCCGGAACTTGAAGGGGCTGAAGGCAAAACCGCAGGCGTACGTGGCGGCGGTGGTGTAGGTGCGAGCAGACTCGCCATATGAGCCAGTGGACAAAACGGCCCTCATATGGAGAACCGTGTCTGTCATGTACCGCTCGTTCCTGTCCCTAAAGACCGCCAGTTGTCGCCGGTTAATCATCTTGTCCCGAGATGGTTAGGTCGTCGCTGTATGCGTCTACTCGCACGGGGCTGACGCTCTTGACCTTGCTGCCACCAGCCGCCACCGGCTCACCGGCGTATCCGTACTGCTTGCGCCAAGCATCCGCCTCATCCCGGTAACCCCGGCTGATATGAGAGTTGCTGATGCTGTATTGATCGGCTGAAAAGGTGGGGTGCTGTCTCCACTCGGCAGCCAGGACCTCGAACAGAGCAGCGACCGCCCGCTGCCACGTGCCCTCGAGGGCGATGACAGCCTCGATCTCCTCGTTGCTGAAGGTTTTGCTGTCCGGTCGGGGCCCGGCTTCGGGGTCGGTGTCCCCGATTTGGAACCTGACCCTATCCTTGGACGTAGCCAGCGAGGTTTCGTATGTGAACATACTTAACGCTCGACATAGGCGCGAATCGATCCAGTCTTGGCGTTACCGCCAGAGGATACAACTACCTTTAGCTTGCCGGTTACCAGGGGTTTCTCGTACCAAGTGATCGCCGCGCCCGCAGCGGACTTCGCCTGAACTGTGGGATAGTGCCATGCGTCATCGTTGGCGGCGGTCAGCGTCAGAAGCGTCTGGTCCGGTCTCCCAGCACCAACGCAGGACAAGACAGCACCAACGCCATCGGCTAGGTCGCCATCTTCCCAGTTGACAGCCACCAAGCGACCAAAGGAATCCACTGATGCCGTTGCCGTGGCGCTGCCGTCAGCAGCAGTTGTGAATGGAAGGTGAATCTCTGAAATCACTCTAACACGCTCCTGGAACCGCGCTTTCTTGCGGTTCTCTTCGCTGGTGTGCCTTCTTCGCGGGGGTCAGGCAGATCGGGGACGCCGATGACGCCATCCCGAATCCAGTTCGCCCACATCTCCGGGGTAACCTCGGTCTCGTAGACGGTTGACCCGGCGCTACGGCGAAATCCCGTGTCCATCAGGGTCACGTCGCAGGTTAGTACCCCGCGCCGCGACCCTGAATCATTGATGGGCTTGCCCATTACGCGACGGCGTGACCGTAAATCCAGCGCCAGTCGCTGAATCCGTAGGAATACCGCATGTAGCCGCGATAGCGGGCCACCAAGTCGTAGCCGCCGGTCGGGTCAAAGGCGAATTCCAGCGGAACGCGATTGAACCAGTGCAGGTGACGCTTGCCGAGGCTCGAGTCGATCATGAACCAGTTGTTCGTGTCCGACAGGTAGTCCCAGACCACGACGTTGAAGCCCTTGCTCCGAACGTAGTTGGGATTCGTCGGTTCACTGGCGGTCGTGCCGTCAGTGGGCTCGACAACGGCCCGCGTAGCGTAGTAGGCGGTCTCCTCGAGCGCCGGTGGCACCAAGATGGTGTCCGGCATGATAGGCGTCAGTTCGCCCGTGTCATCCTTGAAGGCCCGCATCAACTTGCGCGTGGCGATGATGGAATCGTAGCTCAGCGCGGTCGAACCGGCGTTGCTCTGGGTCGTCGCATTGACCGGCGATGCCGGGTGGTCCGAGGCGCACAGGGGCTTGCTGTCGCCGCCAACCTGCGCCGAACTGAAGGCCAGATCGAACACGGATGCGCCGTGCTTCTCGCGAGTACGCTCGGCGGTCAGGGCCAGCAGGGAGACGCGGTTGTTGATGATATTGTACATATCGTCGTCAACGAGCTTGCGCTCAATCGCGATACCCTTGGCGTACTCCTTGTGGGTGTACGTGACCTTGTAGCCGAGTTCGGTGTCGTCGTACTCGATCTGCCCACCGTACTCGTTCCAGTCGGACATCCCGCCTAGACCCTGGTCGTGCTCCTGGGCCTTTTGGCTGGTGGTGACGTTGAAGAAATTCGGGATGCGGCTCTGCTCGATGATCGGCTGTCGGGCCAACTCGAAAATGGCTCGCAA